GATTACACTGACCGAGCGCAGATGATGATGGCTTGGTGTAATAGCAAGGGGTACACATACTACGTCAACGAGCAGGCCATGACTATGACTATCAGGGTGCCATGAGCACCCCCCGTCAAGGTACTTTCTCTAAAGTCCAAGGCGAAAAGGTACTACCGTAAAAGGTCACTCCTATATGTTCCTAACGAATAGCAACTTAGGCAAGTAGTCAACAATGCCCCTTAGCAACGTCCAAAGGCAGCGCCAGCACGTAGAAAAGGCATCTGACCTACTTATTGCGCCCGAGAAGATCAGCAAGGCAAGGAAAGCCTGTGAACGCGATTTCAAACTATTCTGCACTACCTACCTCAAGCACATGTTTCCCCTGCCGGACTCGGACGACCAGATTGACAGCAAGAATCGGATTGAACACGCGGTACTCAAGGGAGGCAGACACGTCGAAGCAGCGCCAAGAGGTGACGGCAAAACCCAGCGGGCCAAAGCCGGGGCAATCTGGGCGGCGTTGTATGGGCACTGGCGGTATGGCGTAGTCTTAGCGGCGACGGAGAAGAAGGGCAAACAGTTGATGAAAGAGATTGCCCAAGAAATGGCTGACAACGATAAGCTGCGGAAAGACTGGCCCGGTGTCTGCGTACCAATGAGAGAAGCTTTTCTTAACGCCAACCGCGCACGGAGCATCACGATTAACGGTGGCCCGGCAAGAATGGAGTGCAGCACGGGGCGGGTTGTTTTTCCAACGTGGGACGGTGCCAAGGTGGACATCGGCGGAACAGTGATCGAGGGAGCGGGGATACTGGCGGCAATGAGAGGGCTGAGATTTACCACTGCCTCCGGCGAAACCCTGCGACCTGACGGGGTGCTGATTGACGATATACAGACCCGCAAGAGCGCGAGCAGCGCCGAACAGTGCGAACAGCGCCTAGCCACGATCTGCGGCGATGTAATGAAGATGGCCGGGCCTGACAAGGAAATATCTGCCGTTTGCATGGTCACGGTAATCAAGCGCAACGATGCGGCAGACCAGTTGCTAAACAACAAACTACACCCGGAATGGCGCGGGGTGAGAAAGAAGATGGTTTATGAGTGGCCCACCGCAAAAAATCTCTGGGACGAATACGCCCGTTTACGTCGAGGGGGGTTACTTGCAGGAGATTCAGGAAACGCCGCAAATGATTTTTATGCGTCTAAGCGTACCGAAATGGATGCAGGAGCGCGTATCGGTTGGGTTTCTCGTTTCCGTAAAGAACGTGGAGAGTGTAGCGCACTCCAATGCGCGTACAACTTGCTCATTGACGATGGCGAGGAAGCATTCTGGGCTGAGTGCCAAAATGAACCCATTGAGCATCGCGCTCAGGTCTATGAAATCACTCCCGAACTGGTTGCGTCACGATTGAATCAACTGCCCGCCGGGGAATCCCTGCACGGTGCCCGATGCCTGTCGGCGTTCACCGATGTTAACAAGGGATTCCTTTGGTGGGCAGTGTGCGGCTGGGGCGGCGATATGACTGGCAATGTGTTGGGGTACGGCCCCTGGCCGGCGGATGGTAGCAAGTTCTGGAATGAGAAAGAGCCAAAGGGCGAAACGGAAGCACAGGCGATCTATCGGGCCTTGACGGAACTGGGTGGATTCATCACTCGGCTGGGGAGTTTCGTCAAGGGAGGCGTCCCGCAACGCCTTGACTGCTGGATGATCGATATTGGGTACAACGACAAGACGGTTTACCAGTTTGCCAAGACCGCGCAGGTGCCGACGATGATTGTCCCATCAAGGGGATGGACGAGCCGGACGTACCGACCTACCGAATCCGTCAGGGTGGGAGATCACTGGCACGTCAACGGGAACTACGGCAAGTCTAGTGAGCGGGTCTTGGTACACGACGCCGATTGGCAGCGGCTACAGACTCAAACGGCTTTCCTATTGCCAAACGGAAGCCCCGGCGGTATAACGCTATCTGGTAATCAATCTCTGATACACAAAGAGTTTGCGAAAGGAATCTGTGCGGAAAGACTTGCGGAATACATCAAAGGCGACAGGTTCGACCATTACCACTGGGAACAAGTGCCCGGACAAAGAAATGAAGCGCTTGATTGCGTGGTAGGATGCCGAGTTGGAGGACTTTATGTACTTGGCGTATCGGGCCAGATATCGCAAGGCGCTCCAGATGTTGTACCACCGAAACCGCCTGAAGCAAAATCAGAACCTCCGAAACCCGCAGTAGTAGCCAACCAGCCACTCCGCCCCGACCTTGTGCGGCCAATGAGCGGGCCAGTGGCTTACGATAATTCTTGGTGAGATGTCTGAAGTTGACCAAATCCTAATCCTGCTCCTGATCTGCCTGCTAGTGTTCTGCGCCGCCTAATTGACTAGCTAGACAGCGCAGAACGTAAGCCCTACGGGTTCAAACTGAATTCCACGCCATTTTCAGAAAAATCTCCCTCTGCAACTATTTCTGTTTTACCGTTTCTGAATACGGCCAATCTCTGAGATTCGGTGGAAAGCGGAATTCTTGTGTAAGCTGTTTTTACTTGTCCCTTCATGGCCCCCTTTCTGTCGCCCCCTGAGCTAAGCATCCACCCCTCGGAGGCGAGAGTTACGCGCCGGAGTAGGCCGCGATTCTCTTCCGGTGACGTGAGCAGCACAACACGATCACCAATAACCCATCGGGCTTGCTTCATCGCGCCCACCCCAACGGTAATCGCCACGAACGGCGTCCGTGTTTTCTCAGATTTGTAGCCACCCTTTAGAACTAATCTGATTTTGTTTTTCGATAGGGCATTGCCCCTTCCTGATACTGTTTTTGATGTGACCATCATCCAATTTGCCATGACTCAATCTCCAAAACAGCCCCACCCGCGCCGTGAATCCCCGACGAAGAAGATTCGGCCATCCGAAGACGGCGAAGCGCAGGCAGGGCTGGAATTGTGTTGTCGTGCAGCCTCGTCGGGTTTCACAAGAAAGAAACTACCAAATCCCCAAATCTCTGTCAATACCGATTATTATAATAGGACACCCACTATATGGCAGTCACCAACGCGGATTTATACCAAGCTGGAATGCAGGCCCAGCTTGACGTTACTACCGGCGGCAAGAAAATGGCCATGTTTCAAGGCCGCAAGTATGAAACGATTGACCTCCCACAGTTGATTAAAGCCACCGAGCTTTATCGGCGCATGGGGATTGCCGATGGCAGCATACAGGCAACGTCAGCCACTTCGCCCGTAACGGTGTCCACCGTAACAATCACCGACCCATACTACTTCTCTTAATGCGTATCGAAACCTCAGCGCAGACAGCCCAGCGCGAACGCATGACGACCCGCAAACTCGCAGCGGCTTCCGCAAAGACGCCAGTCAACAAAGAGCTTTTCATGTACAAAGGGCTTCAGTACAACCCTTCCCGCCAACCACTCTGGCCTATCGCAAGAAGCGAAGACTGGAATCTGAATTCTTATCGCAGACCGTTGGCATGGGCTACCGCTGACGATCTCGTACAGAACTTCACCCTGGCCGGGTGGATGATTCGCCACCGAATTGACCGGGTGGCTTCTTTCGGTTTCCAGCCACTACTTGACGATCAAGACGAGAATCAGCGCATCCGAACCTACCTGCACGGCAGGATGCACCGCAAATACTGCGATGTCAGCCGCCGGTGGGATTTCGACACGATGTTCCGGGCGTGGGCAGGCCAGAAGCACTGTTACGGCGACGCGATAATGACCAAAGCTCCACTTGGGCAATTCCAGCTATTTGAATCGTGGAACATTGCCAAGGGCGCGTGTCCCACGCTGGATTTGACCGGGAAACCGCTTTCCCGCGAGATGATCGAGGCGGCACAGGCTGACATTAACCGACTCAATGACATTGGCTTAGTGTGGAATGGTCACGCGGTGGATGCTTACGGCATTGCCACGGGAGATTCTACCGGCAGCTTGATTCACCGGATGCTTGTCCCGTGGGATTCAGCGATTTACGCGGGCGACTTCACCAAGCCATCTGGGATGCGACCTGGATCTAGATTACTCCCGGCCATGAACTTTGCGCGGGATTCACTGGACAATATCCAGTTTCGACTGACGCAGAGCAAAGTTGCGGCAATGTTCGGCATGGCCATATTCCGCGATCACCAGATGAAAGGTGGATTCGATTTTCAGTACGCGCAAGGGGCAAGTAACGCCCCCGGCGGTGCCAGTACGCCACCCGTAGCCACGCCGGGCACCAACAACAGCGTTCCTTACCTCTCCTACAACCTGCAACCGGGTCTCAAACTGGAATTAGAGTCAACTGACCGAGCAGAATTCCTTGAATCCAAGATGCCGAGCGCGGAATGGCTCAATTTCAACCGCGAACTCTTTCGCGCCATCCTAGCGGCAGAAGATATTCCCTTGGCCCTGTACGACCCCACGGGCGCAAATCTGGCCATAATCAAGGTGAGCCAAGAACAATTCCGACACGCAACTCACGGCGAACGCGAGGATAACAAGCGAGCCTATAGCGAAGGCTGCCTCTGGATGCTCAACGGCGGAGTAGCAGATGGTACTTTCAAACTCCCCAAAGGCATTAAAGACGTTGAGGACATCCCGCACCAGATTATCAATAAGGGCACTTGGCTCTTGGATGCCAACGACAAGAAAGAAATCCGCGAACAGGTTGCCGCTGGTCACCTCGACAACGTAACGGCTTGCGAGATGCTCGGTAACCCTGATTTCTTCGAAACCACCAAGCGCCTGAGTGTTGAGCAGAAATTCCAGCGCGATCTCAACGTCACGGTTGTGCAAGGGCTGCCGGGCCACATTGCCAGCACCGACCAAGAACCGCCGGCAACCGCACCCAAGCCACCGGAAGATTAAACGCCCGATTATTATAATAGGACAGCATGAATATACCGACAACCAGCGAAGTGATTGCCAAACTCAAGGCGGGAACCATACCGGCAGCGGCCATGTTTATGCCCGGTGATATTGCCGTCCTTGTGGGCAAGGAGTCCGATGCGAAAACCGTCAAAGTCCACCTCAAAGCACGGAGCAAAGACCCAATCAATCACTGGTACTTTGGTAAAGTCGTACACGATTTCGGTTCAGCGCGGATTCCATCCAAAGTCGCTTTGGACGACACTCACGGAGACATCCCCATTGGCCACGGCAGGCCCAGCCTCACCGAATACGGGCTGGAAGTGGATGGAGTAATCACGCCCGACGCGGAAAACGCGCAACACCCGGCCAACATGATGGCCCACGCCATGCGTTCGGATATTCCGATGCAGGCCAGTATTGATTTCTCAGGGGACTACGATGTTATGGAAGTCCCCGAAGGCGCAAGTATCCCCATTAACGGCAAGCCATTCGCTGGGCCGGGCTGTGTGATTATGAACTGGGGTTTGCGAGCCATGGCAATTTGTAAGGCTGGTGCAGACCCCTCCACAGAAACCACCCAAATGAGTCAAGGAACCAAGATGGCCCAAGCCCCAAAAACCATTACACAATTTTCCAATATTACGGCGGGTGAGTTGCCCTCCACCACACCAAAACAGAATGCGCAAGGAGATACAGCGCCGCCCGCCGGAACGATTTTAGCCGAGACGGTTAATCCCGTCGTTGACACAGAACCCACAAAGCAAGCAGAGGCTCCCAAAGCCGTTGAAGCTCCGCCAGTGGTTGAACCCCCGAAACCACAGTTGACACAAGAGCAAACCGAGTCAGCCGAGCAGCTTACGTTGAAGGATGCGGAGATTCAGGCACTACAAACCCGAATCAACGCCCTGAGCAAGCCAGCCGTAGCCCCGATTGCCGGTGTGTCACAGGAGAAACCAAAGATGAACGAACCGACCACATGGACGGCGGCCTTGGAACAAACCAAGACCGAGAATCCGTATTCCGACCCCGCATCAATTTTGCGCCTTGCCGCAAAGAAATATCCGACCCTTAACAAAGTAGGCTGGCGCTCACCCGAAGCGACCGCCCGCTACGGCCCCGCAAAGGAGATCTAATCTCATGGGCGAAGTCAATCCAAATAGAATTCCGCGTCAAGACATCCTCGCAACGGTCAACTCGCTGATTCCGATCAGCAAAGGCTACATTGCCGACATCTGCCACCCACCGCTATCAGTGTTCCAGATCAGCGGCACCCGGCCCGCGCAGTTGTACAACAACAGCGGCACGGCCCAGACCGGCCGCGCTCATGGCGGCACCATTACCGGCGTCAATGACCGCACGGCAAATCTCGACACTTTTAGCTGCACGGAAATTCTCTCCCGTCAGACCATTGACGTGCGTGATTCCCCCATGTTCGGCGGCGTCGCCGGCCAGGAATTGGCGCTTGGCGTATCGGGCATCCGCGAAACCAGCGACAAGATCGAAGCCGCCGTTGTCACCAACGTGCAGGCCAACCCTGTTGATAACAAGGCTGACCCCTTCACCGGCATTCGTAACGCCGTGGAAGACCTCTCCGGGTTTGGCGACGTGATCTTGGTTGGAAGCTACAAGGCTTTCGACAAGCTGCGCCAGAACGCGGTGATTATCGATCGCATGAAGAACACGGGCGTTTCCCTCGTCGGGTTGACCCCGCGTGAAATCGCTTCCGCTCAGTTGGCGGCGATCTTCGGCGCGTTGGAAGTCCACGAGGCCAAGGGAGTCGCGGCCACCCAATGGGATCAAACCATCATCACCGCGCTGGTCAAGGTTGACGCAGCGTATGACCCGATGAGCGTCCCGCAGGTTGGTCGTCGCTACGTTTATACGTGGACGGCTGACGGCGTGAACCAAACGATGGTTATCGAGCAGGGTTACGACATCACGGTTCGCAATGACTTGATCGATTTCGTCACCATGACGGATGACAACACCATCAACCCAGCGTTCCAGAAGGTTCTGTCAATCGCGTAAGCAACAATCGCAATGGGGCTGCTGGTTTCAAACACTGGCAGCCCCGGCGCAAAGGAAGAAATGAAAAAACTATTCAAAGCATTTGTTGCAGGCTCGATGGCCCTACTGGTGGCGTTCTTGTTGCCCTGTTTCGTTCCGAATCTTCTCATTGTCAACGCCCACGCGCAGATTCATGGGGATAACGGCGTAAGCAACTGGCCCGGTGGAGGTTTCGTATTTGGCTATGTTGACACAACCAGCACCAACTACGCGGGCACGAACTTCGTAGTCAGGCAAACGCGCCGTCCGCTGGGTTTCTTTGGGAATCACTCGACCAACTGGCCCAACGTGACCACCAACGGCGTAAGCCCGGCTCAGGAAGTCACCAACATATTCCAGGCACTTATCGGACTTGGCCTGATTCAGTCCACCAACTAACATGAAAGACACGCTCAAAGCACTTGGAATTCTGGCAGTATTGGCGCTCCTTTGCGCTTTGGGCGCACGGGCGGCGGTTTATCAGACGACCTATGGCGGCAATGCCCTCACCGGCATTTCCACCAACGCGCTGGGCACAAACGGGACGTGCCTGGTTGACACGATCATGGATGGAGGCACCATTGAACGCATGGTTGTTACAACTAGCTTTGGCATCACCAATGCCACGTTGCTACTCATAAACGTGGACGACAAGAGCACGGCATTTACTACCAACTGGGCAGCGGGTTCGGCGGGTACAAATGCTGCGACCACATTCACGATGAACTTCACCAATACGGTGAACCTGTTGCATGGAGGCTTGGAAATTTTCTCCAGCAACGTGCTCGCGGCGGCGTATAGCAACGGGATATTTGTGTCAAGTGCAGTCACCACAAGCACCACCGTAAACATCACGCTGAAGATTCTGGAAATACGGTGAGTCCATTTGATAGCTCGGGGTTTTTTGACGATGAATTCATGGAACCGGGCCTTGTGGGGTTGCAGGGAGGCATTCAGGTCAAGGGGATTCTCATCGATGAACTTGACCCGGAGAAGCACGGCAACCTGATCGGCAGGCCGGGCCACTGGGGAAGGCTGTATCTGATGACCGGGGATGTACCGGCGGTGTTCCCGCCGAATTATGAGATGGTGATTAACGGGGTGACATGGCGGAAGGATAGCAGCACGGAAGCCGGGGATGTCACCGAGGTAGTGGTAATGACCGAGCAAAGAAAACGCTAATGGCTGACGTAATCATAATCAAAGACGGCATCACTCCCGCCATGCAGGAGATGGCCCGTAGTTTCCCCAAAGAAATCAACCAGGGGATGATTTCGCTTGGCCAGTGGCTGCGTAAGAAGATCGGCACGGAAAGCAAGGCAGGAGACCCGGCGGGTGAGGCTTTCCAACCCCTCAACGTCCTGACGCTGATGCTCAGGAACTCCACTGCCAACGGCCAAATCAGCGCAGCCAAGCGCAAGAATCGAACGAAGGCAGTCCAATCTCTTATCAATCGCACCGACGTTCGGCAGCTTGAGGGCGGCTTTGGTGGTAAACTCACTGGTGGAGGCCGTCCCTATGGCCTAATTTCGTTCAAGGCTTACAAGGTGGGCGACGAATACCAAGTCAGCGTCGGATTCATGGATGAATTCTTTCCCGGCTCAGTACGGGCCGCAGAACGCTTTCAAGCGGCACAGCCTGAGAAGGAAATGCGAGCACCGTCAAGGATTCTACTTCGATTGAGACTTGGCAAGGATTTCAAGCAACCGATTCGCTGGCCCGCCAAGCCTGAGCGCAACATTTTCCAGCCGTATGTCAACGACCTGGTGACTCAGCAAGAAAAAATCAGGGTACTGGCAACTGCGATCACACGTATCAGGCAGAACGCCATTAACAAATCGCAGTCGGTGATGGCATGAGCGAACTGATTCCCGCTATCACGATTTTAGGGGTGCTCAACGGCGCCGCAGGCGCAATTCAGGCCGATACCGCAACGCAGGCATTCGTCACCGCCAACTACGGCAGCACACTAAACATCTACGTGGGGCTGGACCGGGTTAATCCCCCCGGTGAGTCAGTCACTCCTTTCCTCTGCCTGACACCAGCCCCTTCCCCGTATGACATGGGCCAAGCCCCGGCCAATGACGAGCGCAGTGTCAGCTTTGAAATCTACTGGGGAATTGTGGACAAAAACCTTGCAGTAAACAACACCACCAAGACCACAACCCAAACCGGGTTGACCAACGTGGATGCACTGGGCCAGTTAATCTTGCAGGCACTCGCCAACTATTTCACCGACACACTTTACAACGCCAATTACATTCTCTACGGAGAGGAACCGCCCCTGTTTGAAGGGGCTATGTCCTGCCGTATCGTACAAGCAATCGGAATCAATTCGGAACCAACGCTCGACCACGCATGAGGTAACATTATGGCATTCAAATCAGGTTTTGGCAGTACATTCACATGGAACTCGGTGCTATTGGAAGCGGAGGACGTACAGCTTCCCGAAGACCCGGCCTCTACAACCACGATATTGAGTCTCACCGGGGTTGACGTGGATTATGACGGCCCAACAGGTTACGGTATGGTGCAAGCCACGATTCCCGAGGCAGGCGCAGTCAGCTATCAAGATGGCACGAGCCATACTGGCGTGGTTGTCTGTACGCGCATTCCCAAGACATGCACTTTTGTTGGATTCTGCACGAGTGACAAATTTGCTGACCTCAAACGCGGGCAGGCCATGAAGCGGGTGTTGAAAATCGTCTTAACCCAAGCCCCGGTGTGGAGCTAATGCTTACACGCGACGAAATGTTAGCGAAGAACACGTTCCCGCCGGTCAACTTTGACACCAAGAGCGATTGGGGCGTGGTGTACTTGAAGACGTTCAACGGCGTGGACGCAAGCAACTGGCATTCGTGGGCCTCGACTCAGTTTGACCCGGAAACGGGCCAGATCGGCAACGTAGGGCTGTACCGGGCAAACCTGATTCAACGTACAGTCTGCGATGAAACGGGCAAGCTGATTTTCGAGGAATCAGACATCCCCCGCATTCTTGGCATCCAAGCGGGCTTGTTTGCCGAGCTATTCATTGCCTCAGTCTCTCACAACAAACTATCCGTGACCGAGGTTGCCAAAGAGCGACTGGGTTTTACCGAAACGAAGTCGAACGCGACTGGTACAGGTTAGCTGATATTTGTGGAGAGCCTGACGTTGAAAAGCTCAAGCTCAAAATCTCAGCCAAAGCGTTTGCCAAACGCCGAGCTTTTTGGATTGTCGAGCCTCCCCTTGGCACCCGAATGGACTTGTTGTGTGGTGCTCTCGGACGATTGCTTGCTGGTGTTATCGGAAATTTGGGCGGGGAACCTCCTGATATTGGGGAGAAACTAGTGGACTTTTTGAAGGAACCTGACGATGGGCTACAGCGTAGCGACCCAACTTGACATCGTAACTAACGGCACCGTGGAAGCTGTTAATAGGCTAAATGCTGTTGCTCTTGCTTCCGAGAGAATCTCCAAAAACCGAATGCCGGATATGCTTGGGTTTGGTGACGTTCCGAAAGCAACGGAATCCTTTGGCGGCCTGGAACACGCCATGGGCAGGCTGGTAGGCGGAAATCGTGAGATGCTCATGGGCTTTCGTGGGGT